GTTTATACTGCGTTAGAGGCTGTTAATAAACAGGGGGGTATGGATTCCTTGAATCTTCATACTTCTGCTGGTTATCCGTATGTTTTGCGGGGTCAGAATAAGAATACCCATCTTTCGAAGGATTTGCTTGGTGAAGTCACTTTCCGTAATCCTGAATTCCATGCATGGTGTCAAGCCTACGTGGAATCCTGGACTGAAAGTGAACATCAAGTCGTGTGGATGCATTCCCTGAAGGATGAGCTTATTAAGCCTGGTAAGTTGGCCAGGGGCTTTGATTTTGCCCCGGTTGAGTATACCATTGCTTGTAGAGCCTATTTTGGCTCCTGGATTAAGATGATGCATGAGAATGTCGGGAGTTGTTTTTCGTGTATAGGTATGAATCCTGAATCTTTCCAGTGGTCCGCAATGACCTATAAACTATTGGCTGTGTCTCAGTATGGAGCGGATGCTGATTGTCCAAATTGGGACAAGAATCTTCTTCCGTTCTGTCTCGACAGAGCCTGTGTTAGTGTTAATAATTGGTATCGTAAGAATGATCGTGATTGGTCTTTTTCTCATGACACTGCTAGACGCAATATTGTTGCACAATTGTACAAAGGACTTCTATTGCTTGGCTCCATAATTTTGGAGCGAAGCAAGGGAATGCCCTCTGGACATGTGCTTACTGCACTTTTCAATTCTGTGTGCAATATGATAATGCATTTGGTATGGTTTGTTGAGAAAGTGCCTTATAGCTTGCGTGATGTGAGTAATTACAATACGCATGTTGCTACTGTTATATATGGTGATGATGTCATTGATGCTATCAGTGAAGATCTGTTGGAATATCTTAACAGATTCACTATGATAGAGATTTATCGACGTTATTTCACTATGACTATAACGCCTGGTGCTAAGGACCAACAGATTGTTCCTTTTGAGAAGATTGTAGATCTTACTTTTCTCAAGAGGAGCTTTCGTCGTGATGGTCTTCTTTATAAACCGTTGTTAACTGAGCGTTCGATTTATTCAATGCTTGCTTGGACTCGGGAGAGTAAGTACAGCACACGAGAAGAACAACTTTTCGAGAATGTGCGTGTGGCTAGCTCTTTTGCTTATTTTTATGGACCTGAATATTACAATCAATTTTGTAATTGGATTATGGCTCGATTCCCCGTGTTGCTCTTGCCGTCATATGTTTATTATGATGACTTGTTTATGCGTGGGGAACTTAAGATTTCTTACTGATTATATCTAATCATGGCTTGTTTTAAAATATTTATCGCTAGTGTAATAACTATGTGTTTTTGTTTGACTATATCTCGTCCGGACTTGTGTTTGCCTGTGGCCCAATTTGTTTTGGAACATACTGCATCCACATTTACTTTACCTCAATGGAGTGTTTTATTTTTGTATGCTTTTTCCATGGTGCTTCTTGTGCGATCTAATCATCGCTACATGCTTACGCGACGCTATCAGTATAATGGCCGTGAGCTTTTAGCTCAAGGCCTTGATGGCGGTCAGGAGGCAGTTAAAACTGCCGCTAACGCGCGAGGTTTGCACATAACTTCACAAGAACGTACTGTTTCTGCTATGGGTGATGAGAGTAATCAGGAACAGAATTCTGGGATTTCTTCCCAGAAAACTGTTAACCTGCAAACTCAAATCAACAATGGCCTTAATGAGAACGTTGTGATGAAGTTGGCTCGTTTTGATGAGCCAATTGTTGTTGAAAGCAGCAGTCATTATTCTACTCCAATGTATGTTGGTCAGTTTACGTTTCCTACTTCTTCTACTCTAGGTACTGTTTTGGCGCGAGTTGATTCTAACGCTATTCTGACTAACAACAATTTGAAGCGTCTCTTCATTGACAAGCGCTTTGCTAAGTATGACATTCGCTTCACTGTGAATGTCACTGGCAATCCGCTTGCCACTGGACTTTTTGCTATGGCTGTTCTTCCTGCTAAATTGAATGTCCCTACTGGCTATCGTGCCCAGATTGCAGCTACAACTGCCAGTTATGGCAATATGTATGACCGTGTTCTGGCTATGAATCACGTAGTTGCAGATGCTTCGAAAGAGGCTGTGCATTATCTTGATATGCCGTGGATGAGTTTCAAGTCTTATTACTCGTCGTTCGATTTTGCTTCTGAGTTGCCTTATGCTTCTTTGTATGCAGTTGTCCTTTCTCCTTATCTCGCTCCAATTTCTGGCAACACTGCGATTAATTTCGAAGTGCATGCCACTCTTATAAATTTGGAAACTGTTGAGCGAGCTCCGTATGTTTCCCAATCCCTTCTTAGTTTTGGGGAGA